CTAACGGAAAATAAGAGAGTTTTGCTTGCTTTTTCAGGTGGATTAGATTCTGTTTATCAGGCTCTAACTTTAAGAGAACAAGGCTATGAAGTTGTTCTTTTCCACGTTAAGAATATGAATTTTTATACTAATGGTCAGGAATATAAAGTAGCAAAAGAATTTGCTGATAAGTTTAAATTTCAGCTTGTAGAAGCAAGTATGAAATTTAATAAAGAATACCCAGAGTATAAGAAAGTATGGAAAGAAAACCCTGTAAAAAATGAAATATTTTTTGCTATGATGATAGACTGGCTTTTAGAAAATAGTGGAAATATAATTTCATCAGGTGATGATTTAAGATTAAGTCTTACTGAAGCAGTTCCAGATACAAATTTGTCAGACGCAAAAGAAATGACAGAGAGTTTCCTAAATGGAATTAAACAATTATATCCAAATTTAGTTTATCTTCCAATAGAAAAAGCAGATAAAAATAAAAGACTTGAATTTCTTGATAAACATAATGCAATTGATTATTATTATTCTTGTGTAACGGCAGGAAGATTAGTTAGATATTTAAATCAAAAAGCTCAGGAAAAATATAATATCAAACTTGATAAATGGACTTGTGGTGCAGCTTGTAGAAAATGCGCCATGCATGATTTACTCAGGTATTATTATCAGAACAAGTCTTATCCAGAAGAATACATAAATAAGTGTTGGGATACTATTTCAAAAGGTGCTGATAATGTATTTTTTGACAAATCAATTTCATTAGAAACAAGAATTAAAAATTTAATCGATTATTAAAAATGAATAGAATTAAATTTATAGAAAATTGTATTTTCTCACATTCTATTAGTTATAACTATGACAGAGTGCCAGAAGAAATAAAAACAAATGAAAAGCCTTATGTTGAAATTGGTTGTCCTGATTGTTCTAAATATTGGAAAGTCAGATACGATCAGTTTCAAAAAGGCAGCGATTGCCCTTGCCACACAACAGGAAGAAAATTAAAGACTGACAATCTTGATTTAATTAAAATGTTACATCCAGAACTGGATTTTTCTAAATCTGTTTATATAGGGAATCAGACAGAAAATTGCCGAATCTTTTAGTTCGGCAGATGAATTACTGAAGTAATTTATTATATAAAACACAAAATAAAAAATATAATAAAGTTAATTATAATTATGATGAAAGCTTATGAATACAGAATATATCCAACTCCTCAACAAGAAGAATTGTTTAATCAAACGCTCGGATTGTGCAGATTGTATTGGAATATAGTTGTATTCAATAAGAATCAAAATCACGATATGCAAATCGAAGGTTATAAACCTATTTTTCAGAAATATAAACCTGAAGCATTAGAGTGGGCAAAGGATGCCGCTTGTTCAATTCCACTTGCTCAAATGTGGTCTGATATAAGAGCCGCATATACAAACTTTTTCAAATCTTGTAAAGGACAAAGAAAAGGTAAGTTTTCAAGACCACCTAGATTCAAAAGTAAAAAGAATACTAAAGATAGTTTCAGATATTCTTGTTCAAACTGTAATCCTAAAATTGATAAAAATGGACTATGGATTACAAATAAAATAGGTTATCTTGATATACGAGCAAGCTGTAGATTCTGTGAAGGAAAGTGGAAGAATATAACTTTTAGAAGAACCGCTACAGGAAAGTGGTTTGTAAAGATTTGTGTTGAAAAGAAAGATGAATCTAAAATACATAACGGAAAAGCAATAGGAATTGATTGGAATTGTGATGACGAAGACTTTATCTCAATGTCTGACGGTACGAAAATCAAGTGTCCAAGATTTTTGAGAAAGAAGGAAAAACAGTTAGCACATTACCAGAAAGAACTTTCAAGAAAGTTCATTAAAGGTAAAGAAGTTCAATCAAATAACTATTATAAAACCAAAATGAGAGTTGCTAAATTACATGAAAAAGTATCTTGGCAACGGAAAGATTGGTTACATAAAGTTAGCAGGGATTTAGCCAATAAATATGAGTATGTGATTGTAGAGAATATTAATCTGCAAAATATGGCAGAGAATCTGTATCACGGAAAAACTGTTGGCGATCAAGGTTTTGGTATGTTAAGAGATATGCTTGCATACAAGACAACCTTAATTAAAGTTTCTGCTAAGAATACATCTAAGACTTGCTTTGATTGCGGATATGTTAATCCAAAAATAGTTTTAGGTGTAAAGAAATGGACATGCCCTGTTTGTGGTGTAAACCATGACAGAGATATAAATGCTGCCAAAAACATCTTGTATAAAGGTGTGACTAGTCTTGGCATAGTAGGAAGGGAACCATCCGAAATTAAAAATGCTTCTGGAGAACCACGTAGCTCTATGAAGGAAGAAAGTTCTGAATCATCTAATTTACATTTAGTAAATTCAGAATCTGCTCAGTCTTTAGCCGAGCAATAGTTCAAAAAGGAGCAGATAAGAACATTAAATTTAACTGTTTGATACATGGAGAACAAGAACTATCGGTTCAATCATTATTAAGAGAAACTTCTGGATGCCCAATTTGTAAAAACAATGAACAGAAACTTTCAAAAGAAGAATTAATACAAAAGTTAGATTTTGAAAAATATGATTATGATTTAGATAAGGATTTTTATGTTAATGATGATATTTTAAAAATACATTGTAAGTCTTGTAATATTGATTTTGAACAAAAAGTTAGAATGCATCTAAGTTCAAAAATTGGTTGTCCAAAATGTGCTACAGAATATAGAGCAGAATTAAAATCTATTTCTTTTGAAGAATTTAAAAATAGAGCAGAAGAAAAATTTCCAAACAAATATGTTTTATATGAAGATAAATATAAAAATTTAACAACTGAAACTGTTATATTTTGTAAAACTTGTGGTAAAGATTTCAGAATTAAACCAATAGATTTTCTTGAAAGTGTTTTTGGTTGTAGAATTTGTTCAAGTATAGAAGGAGCAAGAAAAAGAGCATTAAGTCAAGAAGAAGTAAATAATAGACTGTTGAAGTTATGTGGAGATAATTATACTTTTGAAAACTTCACATATAAAAATAGAGATACAATAGTAAATTTGTTTTGTAAAAAACATAATTTTAATTTTCAGCAATCTTGTATGACTATTAATGTTAATGGTATTTGCTGTCCATTGTGTAGTGAAAACTCCAAGGGAGAAAATAAAATACTGAAATATCTAATAGAAAGTGGTTATAAAGAAAACATTGATTTTAAACACGATAAACAAATTGATTTGGTTGATGATGGATATTTGAGACCTGATTTTTTGTTTAATAATTTAAAAATAATGATAGAATATAATGGTGTTCAGCACGAGAAATATATTCCTTTTTTGCACAGGTATAGTGTTCATAATTTTCATAAACAAAAGCACCACGACTGGCTTAAAAGAGATTGGTGTAGAAAAAATGGTTTTGAATATGCTGTAATTTGGTATAATGAAGATTTGATAAGTAGGTTAAAAAGTATACTGAAATGACAAAAAGTATACTGAAATCTCTTTTGTTCAAAAAAGATAATAATGAATAAAGGAGAAAGAGTATGGCTTTAAAGATATCTGACAGTCGTAGTTTTAAATTACAACCATTAAAAAAGAACAATTGGGTATTTCAATTTTCAGCTATTCCAGGTAATGATGGAAACCAACCAGAAGCATTGGCATTCGTAGCAAAATCTTGTGATGCGCCAGAATTTTCAACCAATAATGATGTTGAAATAAAAAGAATGAATGAGACAATGAAATTTGCAGGAACTCCACAGTGGAATGATATAAACTGTACTTTCTATGATTTCATTAGAAATTCAAATACAAATGAGCTTTCAGCAGGTGATATTTTGTATAACTGGTCTTGTATGGTTTATAACCCTCTTACAGGTCAGATGGGCTATAAAACTCAGTATGCTACTTCGGCTACTTTGGCTCAACTTGACCCAGCAGGAAACATTGTCCGTGCTTGGAATATTTTTGGCATTTGGCCAAATAAAGTAAACTATGGTAGTATGGATTATACATCTGGGGAAGCTTGTGAAATTAGTGCTACATTCAGATATGATCTTGCTATTAAAATTAGTGATTCTAAAACTTCTACTGAATCTGCTTAATGTTAAAATAAGAAATTTAAAACTCCACCATATGGTGGAGTTTTTTGTTTAAGTTAATATATATTAGAGGAAAAGATGAATTTAAGTCAAAGTGAATTACTTGGAACAAAATTAGGAAAGAATATAAGTGTAAAAGAAATTACTTTGGGTCAAGTTGTTAAAAAAATACCTTGTTTTGGTATAGAAAGTGAAGATATATACAATGTATATGATAAGATGGAACGTAATTTACCAAGCAAGGCTACAATAAAAAATCTAAATATAAAAAGCTTGCCAGTTTTAAAATTAAAACTTTCAAAAGTTTATGGTTGCAACAACAACCAGTTTGAAAACAATTGGCTATATTTATGGTATGTTTTTACTGATGGAAAAGATGAATATAATATAATAAAAAAATATTATTTAAACAAAGCAAATTGTAGAAATATACTAGGAATAGATATAAGCGGTAATAAAACAACTAAATATTTTATTTCTAAAGGTATTTATTTTACAGAGATATATAATCCATCAAAACCAACTTTATCATATAATGATATAATGAAGTGCGTACCTTACTTTTGTATAAGGAAAGGTGAAGAGGCAAAAAATAGTAAAAGTGTAGAATTATCAGATACAAAACCAGATGTTTGTAACGAGTATTTAAAGCCAAAACAAGAGGCAACTTCAAGTTATGAATGGGGCGAGGTTAAGTGTAGTTATGAGCAGGATGGAAAAAAATATAATAAAATCCTAAATAAAAATCTTGAAGAACTATGGGATGATATGAATGGATTGTTATCAAAAGCATCTATAAATTTTGATAAATCATATATAAAATGCGTTGGTTTTAATAGAGACTCAAAATTTGATGTAAAAACTTTTGGTACTGATTTTGAAAGGCAAGCAGGTGATAATATTTTTGAAACTTTAATAGTTTTAAATGATACAAAAACACCTTTTAAAAATCTTTCAATATCAAGTAGTGATTTACAAATAGATATATTAAACAGTTTAAAAAATGGCAATGTAAAAAAACTTATAGAAAATACTAACATAATAGGAACAACTTTTTATAAAGGACTTGATATAACAAAACATGATGAAATCATAGAATATAATGCTTCAAATGTTGCTAATCTTTTAACTGTTTTTGGAGTTCCTTTTAAGAGAGATATTTTTAAAGGTGAAAAATACGATAAAATAAATGATGAAGCAGCAAAGTATAAGAATGTAAGATATGAAAAAGGATATGGATATATTTTTAATGATATAAATGAACAAAGTAGTTTTAGTAATAATACAAACAAAAAAGTCTTTGATACTAATTTTGCAGATTTTTTAAAAGTAAAATGTGATAGATATGCTGAAAGCTTGAATGCGGTTTTTAAAAACACTGTAAGAAGACTTTATAATACTAGCGGAAAAACATATTTGGCAGGTACAAATATGGAAAATGCTGGTGTTATTGAGTTTTTAAATGTTGTTTTATTAATGATGTTAACAACAGAAAATCCTATTATTGCAAATAATATATGTAGTTCATTATTAAAATCAGGAATTGATAAAGATACTCAAACAGAAACAATAACAGGTATATTTAAAAGCATACTAAAAGATGCAATAACTGAAAGATACAAAAGCGGTTATCCAGCATTGTCATCTGCTTCTGAAGGGTTTAATTTTAACAGTGCGAATAATAAAAGCACTGTTGCTAAAATGCTTATTTCTGAAGTTGACAAAATTAAGAGTATTGAAAAGAAAAATGAAAAACCAAAAAATTTAAAGAATGTGGAATTTTCTTGTGTTTGTAAAGCAAAGAGAAGAATACAAATTTGGTCATTATCAAGAAAATTTAATGAAGGTAATTTTAAAGGATATAGATTTGCTACAATTTTACCATATGAGGAACCACTTCAAGATATTAGTGAAAATGATTATGAAGGTGTAAACATACAACAGGTAGAAGATTTTATTCAGACTTGGATGGTAAAACCAAGTGAAACAAAAAATAATAAACCTGCGCCAGTTCCAATAGAAGGATATTATGATATGCTTTCTGGTATGACACCTTATGTAGAATATTCGTTTAGAGAAAGCGTTAATAGTATGGAAAATGAAATAAAAGATGGCGAAGAATATGTTCTTGTAAAAAAAAGTAATGATAATATTCATAGATATAAAAAAGAAACTGATGGGTGTTATTATGAAGTAAAATTAGAAAAATATGAAAATGAAAAACCTGTTTATGAAAAAATAACAGGTGCAAAATCATATTCATACAAAGAGCTGACACAATCACTTGTTAATTCATTTAAAAAATTTGATAGTGTTAGATATCCATATTTTAAAAACTTAAGTATAGAAGATACCGGAGTAAAAAAAATAACTCTAACACTTTTTGATCCTGATTTTGGTTCTTTTAATCTTGATAGAAATGGAAGTGTATTCTCACTTGAATCTGTAATAAGAGGTGCTTTAAGAAATCCATATTTTGAAAAAGCAGATGTAGAAGATGATAGTTCTTATGATGCTTCTATTGATTATTCTGGTGGTATAGAAAGCGGATACTTAGATATTAAAGAAGGTGCTGCTAATCTTAGCCCTACAAATTTAAAAATAAGATTTGGTTATACAAAAGACGATAATATTACAAATCAAAGAAGTGGTTTTAAAGATCGTTTTGCATCGAGACCAAAAAAGAATGCAAGATGGTGGGATGAAGAGCAAATAGGTTCAAATACTGATGTAAATATAGTTGGAATAAAAAAATATATAAAAGATAAAGAAATTCAAAATCAGGAAGGAAGTTGGCAATCTATAGATGTTTTAGGTGGAAAACACAATACTTCTGTAGAAAGCAATAGTAATGACCCACATAATGAATTGGGTGGTAATTTGTCTGTAAATGCAATGCTTGATTCTCCTTTTCAAACAACAGTACTTTCAAGGGAATATAATTTTATGATAATTGGATTTAATACTGAATTTACTGTAAGCGGAATTCAGTATACAATTCAAGCAATAGAATCAAAAGATGCTGTTACTTTAAAAACAAGATTTTTACAAAGGTATACTGAATTAACTGCAAATCCTGAAGAAGTACTGTATAATTTGATGCATATTTTCAATGAAGATAACGAAGGAAAAAATATTGAAAAAAGCAAAGTAAAAATATGCCTTGTAGAAGATGTTGATGATAATCATATGAAAAACATTCTAAATATGAAATATGATTTTAAAAAAATGAAAAATGAAAAGTTGTTGGATAATACTGCCGAAGTTGAAGATTTATATTCTGCCGCTTGCTTTGATAATGGTATAACATACAATTCTAAATATTTAAAAGATATTACTTTGAAATTTGGCAGTGAAGAAGCAATAAAAAATTACAATTCAAACAGGGGTAAGAATAATCCTCCACTTTATAAAACAGTAGCACAATTAATGAACGAATTTTGTGCAAGTTGTCCTCCAAAGATAGAAAAGAAATGGAAGAATGTAAAAGATGAAAATGGTCAGAGTATTATTAGTGACAATGGAACTTGTGCTGCAAGGCCATTGAAGTGGTTTACATTTGAAGATACGATAAATGAAATTGTTTATATTTGTCTTTATTACAGAAGAACAAAGAAAGTAAAAAGAATAAGAGTTTATACTTGGGGACCACATAACCCTACATTAAGTTGTGTAAAAAGTGTGAACTTAAAAAATTCTAACGAATTTGCCATTTTGAGTGCTGTTGATGCATTTAAAACAAGTGATGGTATAATTCCTAGAGATACTTGTATGACTGCTGCTGGAACTGCAGATATATCTGCTTTTGGAGATAAAAATAAAAAAATAAGCCCTGTAGGATATGAAAGTAGGCAAGCAAATATTGCAGGAGCAAAAACTGATGAATATTTAAATGCTTTTTCTAGCAGTATGTACAATGTATCAATGGAAGTTCTTGGAGATCCTTCTCTATGTTTTGATGGAGAAATGCAACCATATACATACCCTATAGAATTAAATCTTTTGATGCCACAAAATGAATTTACAAGAAAAGCTCTTTCTGGAGCTAGTGATGTAAATGGAGAAAGTTATGGCAAACTCATAGAAGGATTGATAAAGAAAAATATGTCTAGGTTTAGTTCTTGGTATAGAGGAACTGCTTGGTATAAAAGCAGAAATAATGTTGATGAAATAAAAACAGTAAATAATAGTAACCAAATTTTGCATGAAGCATCAGGATATTATGTTGTATCAAAAATAACACACGAATTAAATAGTAGTGGGTTTAAAACAAGTCTTGAACTTGTAAGTTATCCAAATATAGCAGCAGATGTAATAGGTGGTATTAGAGAGCAGTGGGAGAGGGATAAAAATAAAAGTTAATTTTTATGGCAGAGCAAAATACAGAAGAGCTTGAAAAACAGAAAGAACTGACTGAGCAAAATGCTGAAGCAACTAAGGAATTGGTTAAAGAAGTAAAGAAGCTCACAGAAGTATATAAAAAAAATAACAAAACACTCACAGAAGAAAAAACTATTTCTAGTAATATTAAAGCAATTGAAGAAGATGAGCTAGGGATAGTTGAAAAAATTGGTGACACAGAAGAAAAAACAAACAAAATATATACTAAAAGAACAGGAATTCTTGATGGCTTAAAAAAATCACTTATGGATATGCAGAAGGCAACTTCTGAAGTATTTAGAATAACTGGTCTGGAAGGCTTTAGAATAAAAGATGTTGTCACACAAACTATTAAAATTAATTCAGAGCTTACTAAAATGAGTGCTACTCTTGGGGAAGTCAATGGTAATGGATTTACTCAGGTAAAGCAAGCATTTGTTACTGCTACAAAAGAAGTAGGTGAAAGTTTTGATAAAGCAAGAGAAACAGTTGATACATTGATTGGTGAAGGATATGTTGGAAATTTTAGTGAAGCTGCAAGAGCGATAAGTTTATTTTCAAAAGCAACAGATGTTTCAAGAAGTAATGTTGCTTCTACTTATGATTTTCTTAATAAGACTATGAAAATGAATGAAGATAGTATAGCTTCTATTTATGCTACTATGCAAAAAGTTTCACAAACTTATGGTCTTACAAAGAAAGGAATGGAAACTGTATCATCATCTATAAAAGTGATGACTACAAATATGAAAGCTTTCGGATCTAATGAGGCAAATATAAAACAAATGGCTGTTGGAACGGCTAAATTAGCTTCGCAATTTGAGAAAGTTGGATTGGCAGCAAGTGATGCAGCCGCTATGGTTGATAAACTTACTAACCCAGATAATATAGAAAATAATATTGGATTATATGCTCAGCTTGGAATGAGTATTACAGATGCTTTAACTGGTAATTTTGATGAAGCACAAATGAGAACTGGACTTGCTGATTTCGGTAATAGACTGAAAGAGATGGGTCCAATTGCTGGTAGTGCTTTTGCTAAAACATTTAATATTAGTTATAAAGATGCAATGAAATATGCTGATATGGAGCAAATAACTGAAAATGCTGTAACTCCTGAAGTAAAGGCAATGGAAGAGTTAACTAAAGGCCTTGAGAAAACTCAGGATGGATTTGCAGCTATGCAGACTGCCATAAATAAAATAAAAGGAGCATTATCTTCTCTTAGCCCCGTATTACTTGGAGTATTAGCATTAGTAGTTCCAAAAGTAACAAAATTTATTAAGGATACTCTAAAAGGTATAAAGGATACATTTGATGAATTAAAAAATGGAACAAATGGTGTAGAAAGTAATAATGTAAAACCAAAATCTAACAAAGCAGAGAACATATTGGCTGAAACTGGTGGAATTTTGAAACGAGCAGAATATAAAATTCAAAGAAATGACAAAATAAAACCGAAAGATATGAAATTTAAATTAGGAGATTATAGTAGTGAAGAAATTGATAAATTAAAAATTCAAATGTCTCAGACACTAAAAGATGATGCTTTAGCTCTTAAAGCAAATTTAGATAAAATAAAAAAAGAAGCTAAATCTAGAGACAAAACAAATGATGCTTTAGCTTTGGAAGCTATTAAACTTCAATCATTTGCAAATGCTGCTGAAAAAGCAAAAAAAGATTTAGAAAACAAAATAAATTCAATACCTCAATATAAAATAGATTATGCTAAAAAAGTAGGTGAGAGTAAAGCAAAAGGTGGAGTTGGTGGAGTTTTAAGTAGGGCATCAGCAGAGGTTGGTCGTGCTGGTGGAGCTATAAAATCATTTGCTACTGGTGGAATGTCATCGGCTGGTGGTTTCCTAGGAGGTGCTTCAAAAGTATTTGGAACAATAGGAAAAGTTGCAGGTGGTTTTATGAAAGCACTTGGCCCTATAGGAATTGCGTTGTCTATCTTACTACCAATTCTTCAAAAAAATCAGAAATTTGCTGATATGATTAGTAAAGTAACCACTAAAGTAACAAACATATTAGAAAAAGAATTAACGCCAGTTATAGATAGTTTAGCAGAAGCATTAATGCCATTGGTTGAAACATTGTTTACAATTATTTCACCTTTATTAAAAATAATAGCACCGACATTAAAAATGTTATTGCAACCTGTTATTTGGGTTGTAAATTTGCTAAATTTGATTTTAAAACCATTAGCCTGGATAGCTAAAAAAATTGGTGGCGAAAGTCTAGAAGCTAATACAGCGGCTATTAATGAAAATACAGAAGCACAATCAAACAATGCACCAGAACAAATAATGGCAACTGCCGATGGAAGAGTTGTAGCAACAAAAGTTACAATTGAAAACTCTGCTACAGAGACCGCAAGAGCAACAACAGATAATTTACATCAACAAGAGAAAGAAACAGAAAGACAAAATAAAGCTGATAATATGGTTTATTCAGTTGGAACAAATCTTATATCAACAATAAATTTAATGGCAGAGCAATTTAAAGAGTTTGTAAATTTCCAGAAGAATATGTTTGCACAGCCTGATATAAAAGATAATCTTACAAAAATTATTGAAGATGGAACAAGTGGAATTAATCTTAGAACTGTTCAAATTTCAGAAAATAAGAGAAATGAAATTAATAATGAAGGTGGTATACTTACTCCATTAACTTAAAGTTAAAATTTAGAGGATGAAATGTCAGTAAAGGATTTTTTTATAAAAAGTAATAGCGCTCTTGATGATAAAGATATTTGGGACGTAACTCCATGGCAAAAAGATAATAGCTCTGCCATAACAAAATCAGAAGTAGATAAACAAGATGAATTGTCACTGGAAGATTTTTTAGATGGAGACGAAGGAGCAACTGCTGGCGCGGCATTATCATCTCAATTAGGCCAATTAATAACTCAAAATGGTATATATACTGCTGTAAACAATATAGGTAATGCAATAAAGAACGAAGAACCAGAATCTGTAAGACCTGAAAAAACTGCAAAACAAGCAGATGATGAAATAGGAATTAAATTACAGAAAATAAAGAATAGTAAATTAAAAAGAGTAAAGCTTTCATCAAAATTTGGTTTGTATAATACGTATATGAATTTACTTGGAAATGCTTCTGGTTTATTTATAGGTAGCTTAGGAAAAACAACTGCAACGCAAATAGCAGATTATGCTTTAAATAAAACAAGAATTTCAGATTATACTCTTGGGTTGGGAACTGATTCAATTAGAAGAATTGTAAAAGCAGCTATGGATGATGGAAGAAGTGGTGGACAATTTTCTTCTGTTGATATACCTTATGATGATATTATCGATTTGAACCTAGCAAATTTTTTTACAATATATTCAAGTCGACCTGGTTTAACAGTAAGATCAACAAATGATTTACTGCAATATGTTGCAGGTACAGATGGTAAGCTTGACAAACTTCTTAATGCTGTTGGAAACTCTATTTCTAAAACTGCAAGTAGTTTTGGAGCAAAAGTAGATGTTGGAAAATTTGGTAATGGTAACGATAAATCTAAAACAACGCTTGTAAATTTAAAACAAATAAACGAATTTGCAAATAAATATACTTTTTTAATGCCAAAAGTTGACAAACAAGATAATTCAACAATAACATCATTTGAGCTACCATCTGATGATAATAGCATAAAAAAAGGAATTATACCACAAAATTTTAAAGTAATTGAAACTGATGATTATAAAAAACAAATTAGCAGATTGGCGAAAAAAACAGAGAAAGCATTTAATAGCGATAATTGGGAAGAAATCGGAAAACTAAATATAAAACGTGAACAATTAGAAGATTTAGAACAGCAAAGAAAAGATTATGTAAAAAATACAATAATACATTCTAATGCAAGGCTTAATGGTGGTGTAGAAGTAGGTTCTTTAAAAGAGTATGTAAAGCAAAGATATGATTATTTAAAAGAGCTTTTTCCAGATTTAGGAATACATTATAATGAAAATGGTAACAATATTCCTACATTAATGAGACAATTAAATGAAAAAACACGTTCTAATGGTGGATTATATATAGAACCATTTTATGGTGTAGAAGATGAAAAAGAAGGAAACGGTATAAAAAGCTTTTTTATACCGTTTGAATTTAATCCAGACGTTCAAGAAAATTCTGCAAGCGCAAAATATACAAAGGACGAATTGCTTGGAAGAATACTACCATTAAGAGCTTATATTGGAAGCGAACCAGGTGATTTAACAATAACTACAAAGTATATTGCTTTGGAAGGAGATGATGAAACAATAAATGATATTTCATCAGATAGAACAAAATATTGGGCATTTGATTGGCAATACGTTTTTAAATGGGATTTAAAAAAGATACAATATCTTGAAGGGTTATATAGATCTTTGACTTTGCCATACATAAAAGAGGCAAAATTTGTAAGACCTCCTATAATAAGAGTTATACCACCTTGTAAAAATGATGGGATGTATCTTGGAAACAAAAGTGAAAATGGTACTGAGTTTAGTGTGGTATCAGATTTATATAGTTATCCAAACTATAATGAAAGTGAAGATAGTAAAAATAATTTTGAAATAACAAGAGTTTTTGACAGTGATGAAAATAGTTATAATCACAGAGTAAAAAGATATGTTGCAACTAGTGTTCAAATCTCTGTAATTGATGAAAATAGTTGGGGAAACAATTTTGCTTTTAATGGAGCAGGCGCTTGTGTTAGAAAGGGCTTTAAAGTAACAATTACACTTGCTGAAACCACAAAAAATTTCCTTGATACAATTCCTTCTTTTGCTTCTTATGTTAGCAATGGATTGAATGAAACTGTGTTAAGTTATGATTTAGAAAGAGGCCAGCAGCAACAAGGTGTAATGGATTATTTTAATATAGAAAGAGTTATAACATCTCAAGACAATAAAATTAGTGAAGAAAGCATCAAAGCAGCAGAAGCACAAATGGCTGTTGACCAAGCTACAGAAGATGTTTCTGGAGAAAGTGAAGAAGAAACGAATAATACAGAAAATAACACATATACATCATCTGTTGATGCTGAAAAAATACAAAACAAAAATTCGCAAGCAGATGCTATTTCAGAAACAGAACAACAAAGGGCAGAAAAAAATATTGAACTTAGCTCCTCAGGCCAAGTATCAAATATTACAGAAACACTTGGAATTAGCTATATTGAAAATGGTGAAATAAAAACAAGAGAAGTGACATTAGGTGCTCAAAAAATAAATACTCCAAATATCAAAGAAGAAAGTCCTGAAAACATAGAAGATACAGTTGGTGAAAATAAAGGACTATCATTAGTCTCTGATAAAAAAATTGATGTAACTTCTATGTCATTTGACACAAAAAATATATTTATGAAGTAAGGAGATATAAATGAGGATAATAGAATTACAACCAACAATATATAACAGTATACTAAAAGAAGATGCGAAAGGATTTGCTGAATTAAAAACAATAACAGATGCTCAATATACAGAGGGACAGGTTTTAAGAGGAATGGAGTATAGACCAGATTTGGTAGCAGATTACTATCTTGGTAATTCTAATTTAGCCTGGATGATTACTTGTGCAAACGGTTTTGAAAATGGAATTGAAGATTATACTCTTGGAAAAAAGTTAAAGATACCGAGTGTTTAATTTATGTTATATTTTGCAAGAGTTGTAGATAATAGAAATTTTGGGCAATCAGGGACTATAGAAGTTTTTTTGCCACAAAAAAATTCAGAAAATGGTTTGGAAAGATATTACCAAGATGATTTAAAAAATAATATAACCGATCTTCAATATTTAATACAAGGAAATGATGAAAATACATTTTCATCAAAGCTTACATTCTCTTGTCTTGTTATGTCTCCAATAGCTAATGGATATAATACAGGGATGTTTTCAGTTCCGCAAATAAACACTGTTGGAATTGTAATGGAAATTGAAAATAAAGATGAATGGTCTTCTTACAGATATGTATGGCTTGGTGGACTTTATGGATGCAAATTATATGGAAGTGATATAGTGCTTCCAAACGATGATACTATTTCAGATTCTTTTGAATATGAAGATAAAGCGTTACAATCAATAAATGATGACACAGAAGAAGATAATATATCTGATAAAGATATTGTAAGGAAAGGCGAAATAATTTTAAAAACAAAAACGTCAAGAGTTGTAGATTTTGAAAATTTAACAGAAGAACAAATTGATTTAGAACAAATACCTGCAGATAATACCTTTATAATGAACAAAGACAAGATTTCATTAAGACATAATGAATATACTGATGATGATAAAAAGAATAATATTTCTGATATAACATTTGATAAAGGAAATGTTGTTATTAAAAGACTTGTTGGCGAATCTGATGACAAAAGAAAAGAACAAATAATAAAAATAAACGATAACGAGATATCAATATCTTTTGATAATAAAACAGATAGTAAAAAAGTTGTTCTAACATTTGATACAAATGGAAATACGAGTTTGGAAACAACTGGAAATGTAGCAATTCATTCAGAAGGAGATATGTCTTTTGATACTGATAAATCATTAACTATCCATTCAAAAGACACTCTTAATATAAAATCAGATGCTATAGCAAAAATAATTTCTGATAGACAAATGAAAATAGAAGGTAATGGAGTTGATTTGGGAAAACATATGAACAATATGAGTATGCATTATATGTCAACAAATACAACTGGTTCTCCTACAAGTCATACTCTTGCTCCTGGAAGTATAAAGGACGCAAATAGTGACGTTCAAGAAGCAACAAATGGGTTTATATTGTGATTTTAAAAGACAAAGAAATAGATATACAAATTAAGATAGAAAAGAAATATTCTATATCAGAACAAAATATAAATTCTCAAAATGCTTTTATAAATAATAAACAGGGCGATGTAAAAGAAATTCTTCAAAGAATGGTAGATGAAGAAACAGACAGCGACAAAAAACAGCAATATGAACTCGCTCTTCAGGAGTTAAATACACAAAATAATGATATGTTTGTTGCATCTGATAGTGAAATAATTTTGTTTTCGACAGCTAATGATGGATGGCAAGAAAATAATAATGATAAATATAACAGTATTTCAGCAATACAAAATGGTGGTGGTTTTATTTTACCAGATGAAGCAGATGATTTGGCAAGTGAAATAAGCAATGCTATAATTGAAAATGATTATAGCAATATTAATAGTCAGATTGGAAATCAAATTGTTTCTATTTTAAACTCTGAATTATCAAACGAAAACAGTGGAGAAGCGAATCCATTTGATGATGACAATTTGATGCCATTCGATACATCTGTTAGTTTGGATTCTTGTAAAGGGCTTAGAAGAGATTATCTCGAAGAAATGAGAAAAGCAAAAAAAGAGAAAGAAGATAAATATGCTGAAAAATATGCTGCTGGCTTAACTAATGTAACAATGCAATATTTAACATCGGGGGTGAAATGTATAACATCACATGTTGGTGGAATGGTAATAACTGCTGTTGGAAATTCTACAGTAATAAATTGCTCTTCTGGATATACAAACTGTTATAATTCTATAGTCTCTTATTATAGAAAAAGAGATAGCGAATATCTTACAATAGAAAAAGAGGCAAGAACAATTTCTGATTCGTTTTCTTCTATGTATGATGCAGGAACGCTGCAAGAGATGGTTATAGGAACATATTTACAACCAGGCTCTCCACCATATACAATGCCATTAATAACTAATAATACAAGTTATCAATTAAGCACGGCCTCTGGGAAGCAAATTTTATATGTAACAATATTGGCTGCTTATAAGCTTATGGAATCAATTGCAAAAGCTTCTAACAAAAAAGAAATGTATAAAAAAATAGGTATTGGAACAAAATATGAAGATACAGATGATGTTATAGCAACTGCTATGGCTGCTGGATTAAAAGCTATGATTGCATTAACAAGAGTAACAACGACAACATCTTATGGCTCAACAGGAACAGGATTATTGATTCCTTTTGGTGCTTGACTTTTTTTATAACATATGATAAATATAAATAAATATTCTGCAGAGGAGGTAGAATTATGATAAAAATTGAAAGGTATAGTTATCCTGAAAAACTTGTTGACACTTCTAAGGATGATTTTGAAGTAATTGAGGTTGGTACTGGAAGATTTAATGCTTTTGGAGAAAATTGTTTTGGTGAAATTCTCAGAATGCAAATAGAAACAAAATTAAAAACAATTTTTCCAAAACCAGAATTTGAAATTATGATTACATCTAATTCAAAAAATATTCCAGAAAATATAATAATTCTTTTCAAAAATAAAAAACATAAAGATTTTATAGAAAGATGGATAAATGAAGAAGGTTATAGTTATGAAGATATCGATGTAAGAGACAGATTTATTTTTGACATAAAAGAAAATCAATCATTTGAGAATATATCGACAACTTCAAAAAATAAAAATTCTGTAATTGAATATCTTACTTTATTCCACAAACTTATTATTGATTATTTGCATAAAGATATTAATATAAATGTAAAGGCGGCAGTATTCAAAAACAAATTAATTGCTTTTGAATTAGTTCCAACAGGTAAAGGTGTTAATGATGATATTGTATTCTTATCAAAAAATATTTCAATCGGAATTCTTAGCTATACAGATGGTTTGAATATAGAGGATAAATTTACCTTTATGAAGAACTATTTTGAAAGTTAAGATATATATGGAGAAAAAATAATGAGTGATGAAATGATAGAAGAAGAATTGGTAGATTCTTTTGATGTTACTATTGAAGAGGAAACTACTGAAAGTGGTGAGAAAAAAATTGGCTTTAGAAGTTTGTTATCTAAAGCTGATAAACTGAATGGCAATAGAAGAATTTATCCCAAGGAAGTTCTTAGAAGCGTTTACACAGAAGCTTTGGAAAGATCAAAGAAAACAGGAAAACCTATTTTTGGTGAGTTGGAACACTGTAAAGATAGTCATATTAATCTTGAGAGAATTGCCGTTACATTCCCTGAATTTACCTGGGATGAGGAAACAGGTGAGATTAGAGGAAAAGCAGTTCCTACTTTGACAGAAGCTGGCGAAACAGTTAGAAAATTAGCGTTATCTGGCTTCCCAATTTGTTTTAGCACTAGGATGGCTGGTAAAGTAAGGCCACTTACAGAAGCTGAGAAGGCAAAATATGGTGTTATCGGTGAAGAGAGATGCTCTATTGTTTGTGAGAATGCTAGACTTATTTCAATTGATGTTGTTGGTGATCCATCAGAGAGAGGTGCTGTATCAAGTACTGTTTACGAGGAAAAACAGTCAGAAGAACCAAAGCAGAAACTGCCAACTTTCAAACAGGTTTTTGATGCTATGTTTTAATTAAATTGACAAAAATTTAATTTTGAATTATACTCCTAAATATTTATTTAGGAGTATTTTTTATGCCTAAGGCGATTACAATAAAAGAGTTTGAAGAAAGAAAAAATGAAAAATTCCCACAGTTTAAAACAATAGAGTTTAAGAATATGTCTTCTCCTTATAAATTCTTTTGTGAAAAACATGGAGAACAAACATCTGATTGCTGTTATACATTTCTTAACTCAAAATGTGGCTGCTCAGAATGCTTTAGAGAATTAAAATCAAAAAATAATAAAATAGCAATTCCAAAAAGAGTTAAATACAATAATGATGAATTAAAAGAAAAGTTGATTAAATTAAATGGAAATAAATACAATCATTTATTTCCAGAATATAATGTTGGAAATAGAGGTAGGATAAATGTTTTTTGTAAAAAGCATAGTTTTGAATTTGAAGCATCTATTAGCAATTTGTTAGCAGGACAAGGATGCAGGTTGTGTGCTAATGAAAAACATAATGAAGTAATAACAAAAACAAAAGAAAAGTTTTTAGAAGAATGTATTGAAAAATTTGGAGATATGTATGAATATAATTTAGAAAATTATAAAACTGGAATGTCTCATATAGATATTAAATGTAAAAAATGTGGAAGCATTAGAAATGTAATAGCAAAAGCATTTTTGGGTGGAGCAGGCATTTGTCCTGTTTGTGATGAAAGCGAAGGAGAGTTTAAAGTTAGAAGTATATTAACTAAATACAACATTAAGTTCAAACAGCATTGCTACGATTTTAAAAAATGTAAATATAAAAATACGCTTGAATTTGATTTTTATTTGCCAGAATACAATTTAGTTATAGAAGTTCAAGGAGAACAACACTATATAGATAATGGGTGGAAAAGTGGAAAAGAATTTAAAGAACAGCAAATAAGAGATCAAATCAAAAGAGAATATTGTGAAAACAATAATATAAAAGAGTTAGAAATACCATATTGGAAATTAAATAAAGCAGAAGATATTTTAAGAGAAGAATTAGTTAAATAAAGATAATAATATACGGAGAAATTAAATATGACTTTAAATCAGTTATTTACAGAAATTCAATACGGCAAAGAATATATGAAAGACAAAGCTCTTACAGAGGCAATTAAAAAATGTTATGATGAAGAGTATGATACATTCAGCGCTTCTAAGAGGGCAAAACAAGTTTCAAATGTTGTTTGGACAGAAGGAGAAGAGTTGAAACTTAATAGAATTCTTTCAAAAATTACAGTTTTGGAAGACAGAGTTGATAATGGTAAGCCAATGTCCGAAGCTTATAGAAAGATGCAGACAGCCTCTATCGCTGATGATTGCAATCTTTTTACAGAAGAGGTTTTGAAATTTAAAAGAGTTGATTCAAGAAAGCTTGAATCAGCAGCAAGAATTATTGGTGATGTAAAATATTATGTGACAAATTATGTTGATGAAAAGGCTGCTATTAAAGAGAGTAACAATCCTTTATTTAATAAATTTGTAAAAGAAGAAATTGCAGATATTGAAAAGACAATAAAAGCTTAAAATATTGGGCAGTTTTATTGCTGCCCTAAATATTATATATAAGGAGTTAACATGACAGAAGAAGAAAAGAGAGTAAGAGAAAATGCTGAGGCTGCTTATGGCAAGGCCCCAGAATTAGACTTGTCAAAAATAAAAAATCTTAAAGCATCAGCAGACAAAGCTGTTGCATCAAAAGATTTTGTAGAAAAAACGGAAAGACAAATTGAGAGAAATAGAAAGGCAAAATTTTCATTCACAGAAGAACATGAGTTTAATATACCTACAAAAGGTTATTTGTACAGTGATGCAGACGATGAAGATATAAAAAGAGGTGTTGTAAGACTTCGACCAATGACACTTAAAGATGAGGAAATTCTTTCAAATCAAACTTATATAAAAAATGGAAGCGTATTTAGAAGGGTTCTTGATAGCTGTATGCTGAATAATTTTGAAGCCAAAAACTTTACACCTTATGATGTATATTATTTGATTTATGTTCTTAGAGAAATAACATACGGTCAGGACTATGAATTTGAAATTCCTTGTATTGGTGAAAACTGTGATAAAAAAATTAAATATGAAATGAAAATGAGTGAAGTAGAATTCGATGAACTTGAAGAAAGAGAAGAACCTATAAAAACAGTTAAATTGCCAGTTTCTAAGTACACAGTAACAATTAAATATCAGACAGTTGGTGATGAAGAAAACGCAAGAAAGATTGAAACTGATTGTGGCGAACAAGCAAGGATTTTATCAGTAAGAGCAGTTGAAGTTTTGGATGAAAAGAATGAACCAATAAATCCAAAAGATTGGCCTGATTTTTTTGAAGCTATACCTGGAAAGGACAGGGCGGCTATTACAGATTTATTCAAGAAAATTGACAATTTAAAAACACCAACTATAAAAGTTGTTTGTCCAAAATGTGGTGAGGAGTGGGAAACTGAGATACCATTTAATCGTGAATTTTTTCGTTATTAAAGGAGAAGAATTAGATAAGTATTTATACTATACAAGAAAAAATGTATTAAGTTTGGTTCATTATGGTTTTTCAAGAGAAGAATTATATTATATGCCATTAACTGAATTTATGGATTATATAAAAATTCTTAATGATGAAAAAATAGAGATAACAGATAATACACCTGGAAAATACGATAGTAATAATGACGAAATAAAAATGGCTGGAAATACATTAACAAATTTCTTCTAATAAAATAAAAGCACTCAAAAATCGAGTGCTTTTATTTTTTAAAGTTAAATATTATGAAAGGAGACGATTTTTCTGGTATCACTTTTTATGACAAAAATACAATTGGTTTCTCAAAAAATGAAAAAGAATTAATTATAGAAAATGTTAAAAGAATACTTTTAACAAGAAAAGGAGAAAGAGTTAATAATCCTGATTTTGGTTCTAATGTAAAGCTTTTCCTTTTTATGCCACAAGTTATGGTTTCTGATTTAATGCAAGAAATAAAATACTCAATAGAAAAGTTTGAACCAAGAGTAAAAGTTTTATCTTGTTCATTAATATCAGCAGGACAGAATGAAATTGTAAGAATAAAATTAAATTTAGCAATAATATCAGAAGATAATTCTGAAAATATAGATGTAGAGGTGAATGTATAAATATGGCAAGTACACAAAAATTAACTGAATTACCTGTTATCCAATATACTGGTATGGACTATACAACTGTTATTTCTCAAATAAAAAGTATCATTGAGAGTAATAACAATTGGAAAGAAAACTGGACACAATTTTATTCATCAGAAGCAGGCACTATGTTAATTCAACTTATGGCTTGGATATGTGATAACCTTGCTGTAAGACAAGATATGATATATAATGAAAGTTTTATAAGCACTGCTAAAAATTATACATCAAAACTTAGATTTTTAAATCAAATAAAATATGATATAAGATGCTCAAAAGCAGCAACTGTTCCAATAACAATAAGCCTAAAATCAATTTCAAGCAAAAAAATAAATTTGAGCTGCTATGGTTATTTAAAAGGTTCTGATTATAAAGAGTATCAGGATTATACACCACAGCAAAGAGAAATGCAAGGTGTAAGAAGTATAAAAAATAGTATATTCAGTTTCCAGGCTCCAAATATAAATGGTGAAAGTGTAAACTGGGAAGTTTTAAATATTGGAGATAATGGAAAAATTGAGTATAAAACTCCTGTTGTTTTAGACGAAGGTGAATTTGAGTATAATACTTACGATGACGGTAATAAAAAAATAAAAGCATTGCAAGGAACTACTATTTACAAAGAGTTCTCGTCTGACACATCTGATGAGCCCGTTTTTAATACGTATGAAAAAGATATAGATTTGGAATCGCTTGTTATATATGATATAAAGGGTAATAATTACACTACTACATTTTCAAATGGTTCAACTCATATTTGCGTTCCGAATTTCATTGATATAACAACTTTAAAGAATGATATACCTTGTTATATTGTAGAAAGGAATGATGATGGATATATTCAAATAAGATATCCTTCTATTAGTCTTGGAAATTCAAGTGATAATGAATTGTTATCAAATCATTTGTATAAAGCAGGACATACTGTTGGAATTTTTTATAGAAAATGCAATGGTACAGAAGGTAATGTAAGCGAAAATATTTTTAATGTAAAAACAATCGCAAAAGATGAAGATGGAAAAAATGTAAATGTGACAATAACAAATGTTTTGGCAGGTTATGGTGGTTTTGATATGGAAAATATTGATACTGCTATAAAAAATGCTCCGTTAACTCTAAGAACTTTAAACAGAGCGGTAACAAGTGACGATTACGATATTATTTTAAATAATAATAGTTTTGTTTTAAAGAGTAAAACTTTCACACCTGACAATATGCCAGATGGGTTTTCTTCTTTTTATGGAAGAGAAATATGGCCCCATGAAGCATTTAGTGTAGTAGTATCGAATAAAAATATTAATAATATTCCTAATGAATATTTGAATAAATTCCCTTGGGTTGAAACTAATAAATCACATGCCATTAATGAAAAAATGAGTTTTACAGAACATGAGTTTAATAGTTCTGTTAATAAAAAGTTTGGCCCCGTATTTGGTCTTTTTATTAAGGATAATTATGTTAAAGAAGCAATTAGTGAAAAGATTCCAGTAAAAGAAGATGAGAAAGGCGAAACACCATTAAGTACAATAAATTTGAACTGCTCATCAGATGACGGAACATTATATACAGAAGAGTTTGAAACTAGTAGCGGAACAAGAATGTTGAAAAATGCCGTTGTTTATGATGGTTGTAAGCAGCTTTTAAACTATATATTAAATGAAAAAGAGCAATATACAGGAAATAACAATCCTTATGAACTTGTTGCAAAACTTAATGATACATATTATAATGGTAATTCTTTTAGTGATATAGCAAATGTATTTTTCACAAATGATAAATTATCTGTTAATAAAAATGTTTTGGTTGATAAAGATATAAGTGCAACATTTACTTCTATTGAAAATTTTGCAAAATATGATGAGAAGGTTGGTGGAACATATGAAAAAGTGAATGTTTCAAAAATAAACAAACCAGTAATTGTAAATATAGATGATAATTTTAATTTTGAGTTTGACATAAAGGAGCTTGTAAGAGAAGAATTTGTAGAAAAGTGTTCTGTTTTCTTAAATGAATTTTATACAAATAGTAACTATACAACTACAGACATTGAAGGAGTTATCAGTGAAGAAGATGGAATATACGATATATTTTTAAGCAATTCACATAATGGCGATTTGACAATCACGGAAAGAATGAAAGATTCTTTAATACCATCAAAAACTATACCGGCAAATTATAAAGATGGTATAAATTTTTTCAAAATGGCTTATATTGGTGATTTCTCAGAAAGCCAGTCTACTGTTACTGATTATAGTAAAAATGAATTTTCTCCAATTGTTTTAAAACTTAGAGATGGATTGGTACAGCTTATAAATAAAAAGTATGAAAAAGATCTTAAAGCTTTGGAAGACACAGTTGCCGAAGATGAATTATCAAATTATGAATGGATATCAAGACAATCAAAGCTCTTTAAAAATATAAATGCACCTTCTGATGCCTCTGTTGATTACGAAGATAAATTCTTTGGAACTTTGTATCAAGATATAGGGCTAAACTTCCCTGTGTTTGATGATGATAGTAAGAAAGATAGCGTAAAAAGGGAAAATATGCCATTTTATGAAAAAAAGGTCAGCGATGTTTATGACAAACATTTTTATAGAATAAAAATAAATGGTGATATATATGCTATAAGAATTGATGGTACAACTATAGAAAAGGCTAAGCAATTTTTCTTTGGCAGTGATGACAGTGCTGTTTACGCAACGGACTTTTTTAAATTTAATGGAGTTAATGCCTATAAACAAGACAGCGGTACGAACAATTACATAATTGATTTGGAATTAGCTCCAAATGTAGAGATTAGTAAGAGACTACAATATTTTAGTGGAAAAGTTTGTTCGGCAGAACAAGTAAAACAAGTTTTTAATAGATATTTTGATTCGTTGGATGATGAGAGCTGCTGTTTATGTGCAGAATCATTAGCATTAGTTTTGGAATTTTTATTCTCCCCATCTAATAACGAAAAGGGTTTTGTTTATAAACTCAAAGAAGAAACTATTGGAACTGAAAAAAGTTGGGTAGATATAAATGAACCATCTAATAATGAAAGCAAAGTTCTTGATGGTAATTTGCATGTTCATAGTATAACTAAAAGATATTATAAATATGATAGTATAAATAAATATACTTTTGATGATGAACTTTATAGTGATAAAAAATGTGCAGATGTAAGGTTTGAATATGTAAGAGCGCCAATAACTACAGAAGGTTCTAATATTAAATTTGCAGAACTTGATATTAAATCGGTTAGTGATGATGAGATAAAATACTATGCAGCTAATGGTGAAGAAACAACTCCAATAATTTCAATAACTGAAGATGATAATACAACAGAAATTGCAACTGAAGATTTTTTTGAAAAATTGTTTGGAAATAGGAAATCATTTACATCAAACTTCCCTAATGAAGGTGATGAGACTGTAAATTTTGCTGATATAAGTCTTAACGATGATGAAACTGTAAAGTTTGTATTAACATCAAAAAAGAAAGGATTAAACAGTTCACTGTATTTATCAAACAGTGCAGTACCATTAGAAAATGAAAATTCAAAAAATAATACTATTTTTAATTTGTTCAATTGCTCTAATACTACACTTGTAATAGGAAATGATATTAATACTTATATTACTGAAAAGTCTTATGGTATAAAAAGAATGGAAATGTTTAATGCTGGTGTAACTTATGACAGCGAAGAAGCCGAAGCGTATAGCGGAGAAAACTCAGTTGTATTGCAGGCTGGAGATATTATATTAACAGACAGTGATATTAATTTGATAAATATACCAAGCACTGTATATTTATCATATATATCAAAATATAACGATCATGTAGATATATTAAAACAAACAAGTTTATATTATTCAAGTGATGAAGATACAGCAGAAGCCATGGAGATAAATGTTACAGGTTTGGACGGACAAACTGTAAAGAGTACTGTTGTTGGAGATGAAACTGTTTATTCGATAGATAAAGAAAGTAGTAAGTTTAAAATCAAAATAACAGATGATGAAATAGATTATACAAATAATTTTAATTGTATAGATGATAGCAATTTAAAGAGGTATGTAAAATCAGAATCATTCTCGTTGTTTACAATGGATATAAATCCAGTCGATTCATCTGAATTTGCAACTCTTGCTTTTACAATTGATGAAGCAGATGATATATCTGATGATGAAGTAGAAGATATAGGAGTTGTTGTAAAAAATATAGGTTTGAGTGAATTAAACGCCAATTATATATATACTTCTATTGTTAATTCAATTCCACGGGAACATGAATATTATAACAACAGATATAAAATTGTTAGATTGTATTCTAATAATTATGGTGGAAATAAATATGGAAATGATAACAGACTTGTATTCTCAAACATTGATAATAGAAGTTCTGGAAATATAACATTCTATTGTGGTGTAGATAGTAGTAATGAAGCAACAAGTGAATTGTTTAAAGCATTGTTTGGAACATCATCTACAAACCCAGTTTTCTATAATTTATATCCAAAAGAAGAGATGAAATCAGCCAATATTATCTATGGTGAAAATGACGAGTATTGGTATTCACCCATTCTTGGAAGTCCATTGAGATTTAAATTTAGGACTTTTGTAAATGAAGAGCAAACTAGTAGTAAATATGCAGATTATTATATTGATTGTTCTGGAACAAGATTTGCAAATAATAATTCTGATGTAGGCGAAGGTGTTTATAAGTTCTCTATTGTAAAAACTGAAACATCAAATTTACCAGATGGAGATTTTTATATTCATTATATAAACGATAGAACTTATGAAAAAAATAGAAATACAGAAGAAGATCAGCTAAATGAATATATGAAAAAATATGTCATAGCTGGAACAAAAATAAATTACTTAAAACCATTCTTTAAAACATTCGACATATCTGGAAATATATATTATAATGAAAACTATAATGTTAAAAATATAACAGAAAGTGTAAATAATGTTTTGAGTGCAAAATATAAAATTAACAATATTAGAAATATAGATATTGGAAATAAAATATATTTATCAGACATTATAAAATTAATAACAGATATAGATGGTATAGAACATGTAGAAATTACATATTTTGGTTTTGATATAACAAATAAAACAGAATATCCAAGTAGTTCTAAATATTTAAGTATAAGCGAAGCAAGTGACTTCTACACAATGATACTTCTTGCCGAAACTGATACAAAACATGGAATACAGTTCTCGTATGCAATAGAAGAATAAAAAAGTTAATAAAAGGTAATAGCTACCTTTTGGAACTTTTTATGGAAATCGAGAAATATATATTTGTTAAACCAGAACTTAAAACTGTTTATAATAAAATTGTAGATAACAATAAATTCCAATCTTTTTTAAAAAAGATTGGAGCTATTGTTACAATTGATGATTACTATAACTCTTATGATTTGCCAACTAAGACAAACAAAGATGAATTAAAGGCTCTAAGTAATGTAAAAGAAATAAATAAAAATACAATTTTAAATTTGGCAAATTTATTGGTTGAAAATAATGATACCATAGTAAATCTTTCTGTTGTGGAACTTGTAAATTCTGCTTTTTTGTTCGAAGATATTAAAAATGTTCTTGGATTTTCTACAGAAGAAGAATTAGATTGTTCTATATTTAAAGAGTTTTACTATATTTATAAATTTTCTTATGTTGATAGCTTTTTTCAAAATAACTGGGAAAGGTTTATTCCAGAAGTAGATGCAGATGAAATAAACAATAATAAAGTTGCAAAAAGTTTTGTCGAAGCACTTATGATAGAATTTGACAAGATAAACAACATAATAAATAATGTAAAAGATTTTAAAAATTATAAAAACATTCCATATGAATATATTAATTACTTAACACAACTTTTAGGCTTTGAGCAATTACATCTGAGTTTGACAGAAGATTATGAAGAAGAGTTAAGAGTTATTGCCGCAAATATAATTGACATATATAGAATAAGAGGTACTATCTCTTCATTTGAACTGCTGTTTAATTTTTTGGGATTCAATGTAGAAATAGTACAATATTACTTTGATAGAAGATATAAATATAGTCCTGTAAATGAAAATCAAGAAACCCAAGAAAATGATTATAACAATTATAGGTTTTATTTAACAAAAAATAATCCAGCTGATAACATAGCTAACAATTTTCCAATTGTTGAAACAGTAAGTGATAGTGATTTTATTAAACCATTGTCGTTTGAAAGCTTTTCAACCCTTGTTGATAGATATGGAATAGATTGTGTTCTTGGTTATAGTGATATATATGTTTATAATGGTGACTATGAAACAAATGAAGAAGGTGAAAGAGTTCTTGTAAGAGACAACTTTTTGGATGATAATGGAAAAAGAGTTATAATCGGTGATGAAAATATATATACTGGCCCAGTGTATTCTTATTTTTTAACAAATGTGATTGATATAAAACCAACTCTTGTTGCAGGTGATAAAAACTTTAATATAAAACAATTAAATATTTTATCAAAGCTTTTAAAATTTCTTGTTCCAGAATTTTGGAAAAAGCAATATGTAGTTACTGTAAATTTTGGTGAAGGTAATGATAAAGAAAGAATGACTGTTAATGGTCATAGAAATTTTGATAAGACAACAGGTATAATGCTAGATGGCTTTAGAATGCTTGATGATGAAGATTGGATTTATAACGAAGGTAATGAGTACTTTTTTGATAGAAACAGAGAACACATCTTATCAGATCCAACAGAGGAGTATTATAAAAAACAAGAAAAAGAATACTTACAGGCATTAATTGATGAAAAGAAAAACAGGGTTTTACAACTTTATACTGGTACAAATGGTGAAGAAAAGTATGTAAAAATAAATGATAATACAATACTTGAAGAAATAGACTGGAGTAGTTATAGCAATAGTGAAAAAGAAAAATTTGCTGCAAGTGGCTGTGTCGTTCATACAATAAGTGAAACAATAAAATTAACTGGCGATCTGATAGAAGAAAACAATACCAAAGCAAACAATGAAGAGGTGAATACTTCAACGGATGAAGAGACAACAGAAGTTTTAAGATATTTTAAAATAATAAATAAAGATGGCTCGGACAGAGATGTTAGAAATGATAATACATATATATACACAAACTCTATTGGAGAATTCGGCCAAAGAAATGGTTTTTTTGAAAGTTTTACAAAAAAGCTTGGTGATAATAAAATAAAAATAATAAACTCAACGAAAGGTGCTGGTGCCTTAATGCGCTTAAGAGAAGGCAGCAGTGAGGGTGTTTATAAATTCTGGAAAAGAAATAGTTGTGATGGAAAAAATGATAACTATTGGTACCCTCCAAAAAATCAAAATTCTAAAAGCAAAGAACCAAGAGTTAATTATTTGAAAAAAACAGACTTGTATTATCCTGTTGATAATAGTTTGGATCCTTCTAAATCATATAGTAAGGTTGAATTAACAAACTTTAACTCTATGGAAGGTCAATCTCTTAGAAAATCTTTCTTAGCGATTAATAATGAGACAAGAACAAAATTAATAAACTTAGCAAAATATGAAGAAAATAGTTTAGCTTTGTGTTTGAAAAAGAAAATGCAAGAAACAAAATCTGCTATTATATCCAATGGAATTTGGGAACTTGCAACTATTAATAGTAATGGAATTGAAAAAGTAATAGTAGTTACAAGAAATAGTGAGGATAAAACGCCAAATGGCAATTATTTATCAGCAGGTACTTTGAGCAAATTTGTAAAAACACATAATGTTGTAAATTATGATTATGTAAATGAACAACTGTTGATTGGCGAATATGATAACGAACAAAAAAATTATTTTGATATAAGCAAATGTAAATTTTATGAAAAAACAACATTGTCAAATAAATTTGATGTAAACAATAGAGTTTGTGTTTATAGTGTTTGTTATAATGACAGTACAAATACAAATTCTCCTATTGTAAAAATATTGAAAGAAAGTTTTGATATTGGAAGTTATTACTTACAAAGAAAAACTGGTAAAATAACAGAAAACAATATAGAAATAGACACAGCATTTTATGTTGTATACAGATTAAATGAGCCAAAAATTGATGCTTATGATGGAAAAAAATTAATATCATATAGATACAGACCAACAAATATAAAATATAAATCTAGTAGTAGTAAACTTTATGATAAAAACATATCTAGCACTATTGAAATAAATAATTATGCTGCTTTATTAGCAATTGATATAAGCAACATTGATATTAAATATTTAAATAAATATTTAAAAATTAAAAAAGATAGTGGAAAAATAAGTATATTGTCAAAACAACCAACTGAGTATAGAATACTTAGTTATGATAAAACTTCAAACATATCACCATCATATATAATGATGAGTGGTGGCTATATAGATGACAGTGATATGGATAACAGTGATAGCTATGATGGAAAATTGGAAGAAAATCAATTAATAGAGTTTAATAATGCCAATGATGTTGAAAGTGGCGATTTCTATTTTAATTTTAGTGCATCGGAAGACAGAAATACATCTGAAAATTTTGATACAAACAAAATGAAAGATATAATATTTAAACGAGCAAAGAAAATAATTGCTAAAAAGCAAAATTGTGTAAAAGGAGAAATGTGCTATTACAATGGAAAAGTATATAAAACAATTTTTAATGGTATAAATGTTTTGACATCTGATAAAACATTTATATGTGACAGGGTAAAAGATGGAGTTGTTATAGAAAAAAAATATTTTGGAATAGATGAAACAAATTCTATAGTTGATAAAAGTATAACTCCTGGAATAGAAGGTTCTAATTATATGCTTGACAATAATGGTAATTTAGTTCCAGGTAATAAAGTAGAAACAAAACAATATACTTTTACAAAAAAAATAGTAGAAGAAAATAATGTAAGTAGCATAGATGATAAAATTGAAGAAGTTATATTAGGATTAAAACCAGTAAACTTTAATGGAAAAATAGAAGTTGATGCAACTGAAGCTTTTTTATACTCTTATGATAATAAATATAATGGTGTTTCAGAAGAAGAGGATGGTGATAATTACATTTTAAATAACAATAAAAGAAAGATAAAATGGGATATTGTTAGTGGTATATATAAAAATCAGCATTTGGATATAGACCATGAATTCAACAATAAAAAAATATCAAGACCAGTCAGAGAAATAATTGATAAAAGCTTTGATGACTATATTGATGCAGGATTTAGAGTTGAAAATACATCAACTGAAAGTGATAAAAACATTGAAAACCGTAAAAAGTTTTTAAGAAATATTTTTGAAGAGATGCTTGGAAACACAGCTTCGTTAAATATTGTTTCTAATAAATTACAGGAAGTGAATAATGGCTAAAAAATTTACAACAAATTATGAAAAAATAATTATAAAGGTTTTAAGCAATATTAATAATTTTTATGATGATTGGAATACCTGGAGTGCTTGGTACAAAGAGAATGAAGAGCAGCTTAATTTATCAGAGCAACAGAGTAACAAAATCATAAAATTTGAAAAAACAAATTCTGTAATTGACTTTTTAATAAATATGTGGGAGTTTATAGAACTCAAACCATATGGGTATGATCAAGGAAAAACACAAAGTGATGAAATAAATGAAACTGATGGTACTTTTGAAAACCTTTCACAATGTCATACTCCATTGCATTATTTGATAAAAATAAAAAATATAATTGAAGATTATAGAGATAATAGTTTAAGAATTTATGAACTTTATGATAAAACAGATGAAGCAGATGAGTGCCTAAGTTATCTAACTAGTTGTTATAACAAAGACAGTTTGAGTTATTTAAAAAACGATCAAGAAGTTGTAGTTATTGATGATGAAGATAAAAATTTAAATTATGTTGATGGTAAAAATGTGAATGAAGTTACATTATACAAAAGACTATCAAATGGTCAATTGGAGGTTGTAACTAGTAATGATATAGCTCGTGATAAAGCCACTTTTTATAATTTGTGGGTTAATGAAAATGAAAAAAATGGCTATTTTTATTATAGTGCAAAAGGAGAAGAAGAAAATAATAATAACAAGCTTATTAAATCGAATGATAAATTTATTTTATTGCTTGATAAAATTATTAAATCGATAAAAGGAAATGATAATGAGTATAAAAAAATTATTAAAAAATATTTTTTTGAAGAAATACTTGACAGATATAGAACATTAAATATAGACGAAGATTTTAGCATAAGAATAAATTATAAAGAGAGAAATGAAAGCAGTACAGAGTTATTAATACCAACTCTTTATAATAGGCTTAATGGAAAGGCTGGCTCTTTAAACAATCTAAGAATAATAGAACATTCTAGAAAATGGAAACAGCAAAAAGAAACTGAAAGCCTAATGGTTATTTTTGAAAAAATGTCTTTTATTGCTTCTGATGATACTGATGAAAAAAACTATATTGAAGTAGAAATAGATATTGATATGCTTGACACAGAACAAAAGAAATATATTCAAAATAAAACTGGAGATATTTTTAGTAACCAGGATGATAAAAGTATTGAAGATTATTTGGAAAAAAATATTTTTAATTATTGTAAGATAGTTGCTTTTGTAAAAAACGATGTTCAAAACAATAGTCGAGGAGTATTGGAAGAAATAATTTATGACTTATCAAAAACAGAGCTGTTGGCTTCTAAGTTCAAAGCAAATGAAGAAAAATTTATTGTTGATTTTTATATTAAAGATGAAAATTTAATAAAAAATCTTACAGCTGCTGCAGTAAAAGTAAATAAAGTTAGCGCTTTGGATAGTGTAGAAGGATATATAAAATTTAACTATATAGAACATAAATTGCAAGACAATAGAGTTTCAAGCTCTGTAAGTTCTGTAATTTTAAACAGAAATAGTTATTATATGCCAAAAGAATTTATATCAGCGTTGGATGATAGATCTTTTTCTTTAACAAGTATAAACAAAAAAGCAGATATATCTAAAAATAACATAAGAGTGTTTAAAAAAATAAACAGTGACAAAAGTTTAGATTTTGTAATGGATGTAAGTGATTTTTATTTACTTAACGGCGTAGAAACAATGAAATATGTTAAAATTTTGTCAAGCAGAGGAACTTTTATATTACCAATAAAAAGGATTGAAACAAGCTACGAATATATAAGTTCTGGAACTATTATTGCTGATAACTCTAACTACCCATATATTACTGATAAAAATTTATTAAGTACTAATAGCTTTACTGAAACATTCGGTAGTGATTTTACTGTTAGTATAGAGAACAACGGGCTTGTTATTAATGATGCTGGAAATTTTGAAGGTTCTAAAGAATTGTTAAAAAATAATATTAATAATGATAATAGCTTATTGCTTAATAAAAATGTTAACAATACAAATATTAGTGTTGAAACTAATAAGAAAAAAATAGTTTATAAATACTTGGTGTTGGAAAAAATAGATAGTTTCTCAGATGATATAGATTGTTCTGAATATTTTGACTACCTGCTTGATAGGGAAGATATTGTTTCCATAATAGGTTTTAGTCAATCACAAAATAGTGAGTTTAGCGAATATTGTTTACACTAAGGAGAATATAATGGAATATAGCTTGTCTAAAAAAGTTTTTTTTAATACACAAGATTTAAACAATCATTATATTGGTTGGTGTCTTATTGGAAATTACTATATAGAAAATGAAAAAATATTAGAAAACAAACTTGAAAGTGATAACATTATAGATATGGCTAATATTTGTGCTTTATCAGAGCCAGAAAAAAATTTTATTACTATTGATGGTAATTCTGTTATTTTTAACAATTCAAATAATTTAAGAATAATTGGAAAAAATAATAGAAGTGGTATAAAAATAGAAGATTGTATGCTTGTTTTATTAGACTATGGAATTGAAAACATAAATATAGAACAAAAAATAATAGAAGTAATGGGAAGTGATTTTCAAAATGAAGCATTGTTAAAAGAAAAAAAAGACATAAGTCATATTTTTTTTAATTCTACTTCTGATATATTATATAAACAATATATAGATGATAATAATAAAATAATAAACGCAATAGATTACACTAAAATAATGGTTGGTAAGTTAAAAGTTAATTTAGAAGGTTTGGAGAATTAAATGTTAAAAGATTTACTTAAAAAAACAAGCAATAAAAAAAACAATGAAAAAATTTTAAATGCTATTGCTGATGGTTATGTTGATATAAAAATTTTTGAATATAATAAAGATAGAACTGATAAAAAACTTGTATATCACGATACTGGTGACAATACTGTTACAGATTGGATGAGACAAGCTATAGTTAGATTACTTTCTGGATATCCACTTTCACAAAGGGGAAAAGATGCGTGGTCAGTCATTGGTGATGGAGAAGCAAATTTTGCTTTAACTCCAATAACTACATATAATGAAGCAAATCATTCAACAGGAAAAAATAAGGATGGATGTACAATTGGAATTTCAGGAGCAAAATATTTAGGCAATGAAGGATATAGAAATCATTTTGTTCAATATGATCTTGATGACGATGATAAAAATAAATGGAAATATCCTGTTTTCCCAACAAAAATACTTTTAGGAACTGGTAAGGAATACACTAATTGGGAAGCACTGCAGCTAGATAACGAAGAAGAAAATAGAGAATGGTATGATAAAATGGTTACTTGGTACGGCAAAGGCCAAGGAGTTACAGAAGCAAAAAGAATGTTTAATAAGTGGTGTGATGAAGAAGCAATAAACACTTATACTGCAACAGTTGGCTCTGATGGTATTTACTCTGGAACTGGAAATTTGTTGAAAACAGTAACAGTACCAAACCCTAACGAAGAATCAGGACTTGATGAAACTCCTGCTGAGATGTCTATAATGTACGGTGTAAGAGGAGCAGTAAAAACTCCATATTTACCAGGTTTAAAATATAAAGCAAATGAAACTACATACTCAGGTGAAGATATTGATTCTCTTAATGCGGAAATGCTAGAACCAGTTGTTTCAGATTCTGGTAGACTTTTAAAACCTCATTATAGAGGTGTTGGTGCTCCTTGTTTTATTTACTTTAAAAGAACGGAGCCATCTTCAAATGGAACAGAAAAAAATTTAGACTGGGGAACCAGTGCTGCAAATGTAACATTATCAAGAGATTTGAGCAGTAACTTTTTAAATAGAATAACATTTAGAATAGTAATGCCCTCTCAAACTAGTAATGAATATTATCCATACAATGGATATACATTAAGACAAATAGGGCTATATAATGATTGCCTGTTGGAAGACTTGGATGGTCAAGATTCTTCTATTGCCTCTAAAATGCCTTTTGGCACTTTATTGGCTATTAAAAATATTTCAAGTTTTACAAAAACAGCCGATCAGGAAATTGTATTTACTTGGACATTAACTATATAATGGAGTTTTATAATGATAACAAAAAGCTATGGTGATTCTTCTGAAAATATATATGAATACAACTCTGAAAGTGGTACTTCTGAAAGTACATTTTTTAAGAGAATACATAATAAAAATTTAGATTTGCTAGAAAGTGATGATGTATCTTCTGCAAATACGTTAAACAGAAGTACTAAGATGTTGTATGAAGATGAAAAAAATAACTATTTAGCTTTTCAAAATTTGACAAAATTACTTTTGCAAGATAAAAAAAATTGTTATATAAATGGTATTTTTGAAGGGTTTGGTAAAGAAAATTTAAAAATAATAAAATCTCCTTTTAGTAATGATAGAAAATATCTTAGAATTCCTACAGGAGCTTTGGTTATAAACAAGGCGGTTAATGATATTCATATAAGCGGTGTTGATGATTTTGAAAATAGAAAAATAAGTACTGATGATAATGTTAGTATTTATATAAATTCTCCAAACGTTTCAGTATTTGAAAGAGAACTTGCTAAACATTTTGGAATAGATTTAAATGAAGGTTCTAATTCTGTTGAGGTAGGATATGAATTTAAGAATTCTAAAATTTATTATAATTATAAATTAAGTATATTAAGAAATGAATTAGAAACTGTTAAAGTTGATGGTGAAGATGTAGTATATCCTAAAATAACTGAAAAAATAATTGATGAAAAAATTAGAGAAACAGATAGTGACGGTAATGAAGTTATAACTGGTGCTGAAGAATTAAACAATGTAAGTCAAATTGTAAAATCAGTTAATAGCAAGATATTAAAAAGTTATAAAAAAACAGATGATTTTTATTCGCTTGAAGAAGTAATACCTCTTAAAATTTTAGCCAATAAACAATATGCATATGTATTTTTTAATACAAATATAGGAAAAACAAATGAAGAATATTATACTGAGGAAGACACATATTATTCACATAGTGGAAAATTTTGTTTACATTTAACAAATGAAAGTGCATTAGATGAAACTAGCAGCGAATTAACAAAATATGGTTTGCTTTTATATAAAATACACCTTGAAGGGTTGCCAAGCATAAGTGATACAACATATAGTATTGATATTCCTGTTGAAAAAGTTACAGAATTTTTAAATCCTATAGACAGAAATCTTTTGGAACTTAGGAAATTAAATGTAAATTATGAAACAAAATTGTTTGGCAAAATTGAATTACTTAATGATATTAAATTAACAAACAATTCAGAACATCCAGAAATTATAAAAATAGACAGTTTACCAAATACAGATACAACCTTAAATATAAATGTCAAAATTGATAACACTGGTGCTATAACAAACAGCGGTGCAATAACTAATGAAGTAACTGCTAAAATTACTAATAATAGTGCTGTTACTAATAATGGAACAACAACCATAAATAATACTTTGTATGTAAAAAAAGATGAAAGTACAACATACAGTTGGGTTTTAGCAAATGATAATGAGCTTAATGACTTGGTTTAAAGTTAAAAATAGGAGAGCAAAATGAAATTCGATGAAGCTTTAAAAATAATAAACGAACTAAAAGTTGATAACACCCTTGAAACAAATAAAAGAGGTATCAGCGAGAAAGGTTTGGTTGTTTTTGATATAGACGATACATTGGTAAAAGCAAATCCAAATGTAATCAAAATTTATAAATCTATTAATGGTAAAGAAATGGCAATCTCTACTGCTCAGTTTGCAACTGATAAAGATAAAGCTGCTATGGGCAAAAATGTAGTGATGTATAATACAACTGCTGATGCTCCTGCTACTGGAATTGCTTTCTCAATTCGTGAGTTCAGAGATCCTAAAAAAGTTTATGATTCTATTGTAAAAGGAACTCCGATCCTTGCTAATTTGAGATTGATGGATGATTATATTAGAAAAGGATGGCACGTATCATTTCTGACTGCAAGAGGGCTTGAAGGAACTGTAGCAAAAGCTTTGTCTAACTTCTTGAGAACAAAAAATTCATCTGGTAAATTAGTTCCACTTGGAGATAGTTTCAAAAAAGCAATTTCAGCTGCTGTAAATGATGAAGATATTAAATATGCTGGAATTGATGATGGTGATAAAAAAGGACGAGTATTGAGAAGACTTTGTAGTTATTATAACTATGTAGTGTTTGTTGACGATGATGAAAGAAATATCAAAGCGGCAAACGCTCTTGGTCTTAAAAATCTTAAAGTAATCAAAGCAGCTAAATTGGGTGAAACTCTTAAAGTTGCTAACAAAACATATAGTGGAGAATAAAAATGAAAGCAGAGCAGCTATTTGAAAGATTTAAAATCTTAAATGAAGATTATAAAGATAAAATGAATATTGCTAAAAATAAAGCAAATCATTCAAAAGAAGCTTTGGAGCAGGAGCGCAACAAAGCTATTGAAGCTTTTAACAAATCAAAAAAAGCTTTTGAAGAAGTTTTTGGCAAAAATGGTGATAGTTCAAAAGAATTTACAAATATGAATAAACTTTCTAATGGAACGCTAGAGAGTTGGAAAGAGAAAAAAGTTTTGGATGCTGCTTTTGAAAGAGTATATGAGGATTTAAGTAATGTTATAAAGTTATCAAGAAATAAAAATATAACACCGCAAGAATACAAGAAGGCAACTGAAAGACTTTTCACAGACGTTGACAAAGCTTATGTTGTAGAACAAAGAGTTCCAGCAAAAATAAAATATACACCATTTATGCCAGAATTTAGAAAAAATCTACAAGGTTTAGGAAATCCTAATCATAATACTCAGATGGGTTCAAATTTATTCCCTGTTGGAGATAAAGGATATGCTAGAACTGATTTGTTCCCAAAAGTAATTAAATTTGGTGATATTCCAGGAACAGATACTGGAATGCTTGATGTAGCAAAAGAACTTGCTGGTGAGAATAAATTTGCCGTAAGTAAATTGTTTAAAAGATTGAAGAAAGCAAAAACTGTCGGGGATGCAAAGGGCTTTGATAAAGGTAAGATTATCCGTCTTGATGCTTTCGACAATTCAGATAATGATACAGTTGAATCAAAAGAAGATACAGCAAAATCAAAGGCAATGGTGAAGCTTTTGATAAAACTTGGAAATCTTATACCTTCTATAAAAGAGAAAAGAAATGATATTACAAAAGATTTTGAAGTAGCTGATTTGAAAGGCTCACAAAATAAAGAGAAACTTTCAAAACTTAATGAAATCTCAAAAAAGAAATTCCAAGATTATATTAGCGGAAATGAAAAGAGTGGAAAAGAAGAAAGTGAAGAAGAACTTGAAGCAAGCTCAAGGAAATTCGCAAAAGAACTTGAAGACTTAGATTCTTCAAATATTAAGAGTAAAAACGCTCAAAGCCACGCTCAGTATCAGTGGCAAAAAGAAAATGCTAAACGAGCACAAAATGAAGCACTTAACAAAGCAGCAGGATTTAACAGTGTAGATGAAGTTCTAGATAAAGCAGGTGTTCCATCTGTTATGGCTAAAAAACTTCTTGGTCATTCTATTAAATTCTATGGTAATATTCCTTCACCAGCAGGTGGAACGTTTGATCAGCTTAAAGGTTATTTGGTTTTGGCTGATGCTAATAAGATCGGTGGAAAAGATAGTAAATTTATTGTTAATATTGATGGTAAAGACTGGTATGGCTATAAGATTGGTAAACAATATCGTTCTGTTAAAATAGCAGAAACAGAAGAAACAAGAAAAATGCACGAAGGTGAAAAAGATGTATTGTTTATCTATAAAGCCACATCTGATGAAAAAGAAAAAGTAAGAGAAGTATTTGATAGTAAATTTAAAAAAGCTTCTGTAAAAACTTCACATTTTAACTATTAATTCCTAAAAGCTGTCAGTTCTTCTGACAGCTTTTTTAATATATTATCAGAATATTTTATTATTAAAAGTTTTATTTTATTGTCTTTGGCATATTTTCTTTTTAACCAATCGTGATGTCTTTGTATTTTTAATTTTTCTCTCATTTCTTCATCTGTCATATTGCCGCTCCAGTTTACTTTTTCATAATGCTGAATTCCATTATGTTCTATTAATAAGTTATATTCCTCCAAATAGAAATCATAGCTTAATAAGTCTTTATCTTTTAAATCATTAAATTTATATCCTCTTTTAAATGATATTTCTTTCTCTGTTAATAATTTAGCTATTTCTTCTTCTCTTTTATAGTTCAAACAATAAGGACAGCCTTGATTTTGATTAATATGATTTTGAGGAGTCTGTTCAAATATTTTACTACACTTTAAGCATTTAATTTTCACTTTTTCATCACATCTTTTATATTCACTGAGACTATAATCATACTTGTCTCCTTTCAAACTACTAGCATACTCTCTCCATTCCTCAATACTATAATGATATTTTCTGCTACATTTAGGACACCCAGTTTTTCTATATAAGTGACAATATAAAGTAGTTCTAAATATTCCGTGCTCTTTGCATTTGAAAGTTTGAAATTCATTTCTGTCAGCAGTAAAATCTACTAAACTATAATCGTATTTGTCTCCGTGTATTTTAATACATTCTTTTTTAAAATCTGTTCTATATTCAGAGCAATAAGGACAACCACCTTCTCCACGAGAAATGGCACCAATAGTAGCTTCAAATTTATAGTTATGCTTTAAGCAATAGAATGAAGTTTTAGTTTTGTTGTTTTTATACTCTCCGATTAATTCAAGAGGATATATTCTTTTTTTAATTTCTTCTAAACTTAATTTTCGCATTTTAATATTATTCCTTATTTTGAAATTTTTGTCAACAAATAAGTTAATTATATAAATTAAAAAGTATACTGAAAAATTGATTTTTTTCATTTTTAAAAAAAATTAAAAAGCATTTTTTTGGGTATCTATAAAGATAAATATATAAACAAATGTATAAACGGAGGTTTTATTAATGGACCAAACAGCTAAACTTAATTTGCTCGATGAGGAACTTGATGAAGCATCTCAGAAATACATCCAGGAGTCACTGGAGGAATGGAAAGAGAGTGTTACAAATCAGCTTGTAGAGCAGTTAGAGCAGGAAAAACAGGCAAAACTTGAGGAACTCGAAGAGGAGAATAACGCATATCG